GGCAAACACCCCCCAGAAGCCCTACCTAAAAGGCTGTTTTAGTTATCATGCTAAAACAATCTTTTAGATATAGTACTTCAAGTACTTTCCTGGGGAGGCAAATACTATATGCCACCTTGGAGTAGTTATATTATTATAAATAAATAATACTATTTCCTTCAAGGTTTGGATGACGTTGTCTAATGAATAACTCAGATTGAGATGCTTTGACTTCATTCAAAATGAATTTTGTTAAAGCACTCTGAGATAAAACAATAGAATCTTGCCTTCTCATCGAGAAAAGGCTTTTCCCTATGAAATATTTAGACATACCAAGAACTTCTATGGCAGAATAATCTTCTGTGATAAAAGCCTTTTGATATGAACTAATTAAATCTAAGAGACAAGCTAGCAGTGGCGAGTTATGAATCAACATAGCCGGCACTGTTTCTCAAAGGAAAGTCTGGGTGTTTTGGTCCTGATCAGGCCAAGCCCTTACATAATCTAGAACCATCTTATTTAGGCGATTCAAAACCGCTAAATGAGATGCTTCTATTTTAGGTAAGTCCCGTTCAAAGAGTTTCTTTTGAGCAGCTCGAACAATCTTTTGATAAAAGAGATTGTCTGAGTTGCTAGGAAGAGAGTAACCGAATAGTTTAGTAATACATGAAAATGTGTTACTATAATCACCCGTTACTTTATCTTTTGATAGCTCTCTGAACACCATAAACAGCTTCACGACACGTTCAGTATGTTCAAAAACATACCGATTTTGTCGGAAAAGTTTGTGTATGGAGTGGATAATCGATCCGAAATTTTGCCCAAGACATAATACATAACCGTGCGATTCTTGGTTTCTAAGGAAGTTGAGTAATAAAGGGTATGATTTTCATACACTCATTAATCCACCAACTGAGAAACCAGTTATTTCTTCTCCGTTATAGAAGATTCTCTTCGCAAATTCATAAAAGTTTTCACTAATATGAGTTTTCGCAGGAGAATATTCTATATCGAGACGAGATAATATAGTTAAATATTTCTCTGCAACATGCTTATTGGCGATAACTAAATCATCACCTAAAAGAGCATAGTCCTTAAAAGAACTACGTAATTTAGGTCATAAATGAACAGGTACCGTATTTAAATACGCTACTTGAACCATTACATGATGAGATAGCGCCATAGCAGGTCACGAAGAATACGCACCCATTGGCTGACCAGCCATATACTTGTAGGTTTTACCCTCACATGTAAATGGTAAGTCAGTCAAGAGAGATACTCAAGCAGAAGACTTCTTAGCACCAATGATAAATGACAACACCTTTTGTTGAAAGGTGATAGGCATTCTATCAGTGGCAGCTTTTAAATCTATGCTATAGTAAATTGGTTTGCACCGCAAGAGACCGACGAATTTATTTTGATCAAAGGTACAATCTGAATGAAGTCTTCTCAAGATAAAATTTAATTTATCATGAAGAGGCTTCAAACAGGTTTGTGACCAATAATCTAATAAACCAATCACTCTTGTTTTACCTTCTTTGTCACTGAAGTAAGATAATCTTCTAAGTGACTTGGATGCCAATGGATAAATATTTGATCATAGCTGTGATGCGGTTTTCGGTAGTATGTCAAGTGGACTAATTAAGTCAGTAAGTCGAGAGGCCAGCTTGCTTCCCCCTAATAGAATTATATTGTCTAAAAGGGCCCCGTTTGGGAACGCTCCTTTAAGAAATTTCTTAAAGGCTCGTCACTGATCGGGGACAGGAAATAAGGTAGCTTCAGACGCTGACATAAGAAGTGCTTGACCTACCGGTCCGCTCTTCACAGTCATATGAAAAGATGTTCATTCAAAGGTTATAGGACCGATACCGAGTAATCGCAAGGCCGTAGAAATCTCAGAATCAAGTAAATTCTTAGATTTTGAAGGCCGAGTGATACTTTCAGTATCCAGAACAGGAGACAATTTTACTGATCGAAGTGACACTAGCAGTGTCATTAAGACTTTCAAATGCTCTGGTTTTGTAGTGCACCGCTCTCAAGACGATAACCAAACAGGTCATCCTCTAGAGTTAAGTGCTGCCAGATCCCCAATCTTTAGTGGAGAACCCGATAAGGAACAGTAAATACTGTTCCGGGAATCCTTTACGTATTTTATTACGAAAGGAAGCCCTCGGGTCTTTGCTAAAGACTCCAAAGAAACAAAGAATTGTAAAATATCTTTCTTCAATTCATTATAGGCGTCAGACATATAATATGTTAAGATTAGCAGGGTTAACTCCCTGTGTTGTCGCAACAGTTTTTGTATGTTTGTAGCTTTAATGATTGATTAAAGGTACAGGTACTCACCAACACTCTCTTCACTCCCTCGGGGTGCTAACCCTGAGAGTGAATGCGGTTGCGACTCCGCAGAGACGTATTGGGAAGTACCCATAGGCCTTAACACGGCCAATGGGGACCCACCAAAACTATAATCCACGGTTAAGCGGAGTCTTGGTGTTTGACTTAATCTTACTTGATTAAG